ACGAAGGCCGCCGCTTCGGCACGGGCGAACTTGTCGGCGATCCGCTCGGCCAGCCAGCGCTCGATGTCGAAGGCGGCATCGTCCAACAGCCGCTGCGAGGCTTTCGGCAGGGCCGAGAGTTCATGCAGCGGGATGGTGATGCGGTCGATCGAGGGCGTGCCGGTCTCGATCGAGGGATCAGTCTCGGTGGCCCAGCCGGAGCCGAGGTCGCCGTGGTCGATCAACACGTCATAGGCGGTCGATTCGACGTTCACCAGGTTGGCGATGGCGCGCAGCGAGGCGTTCGAGCGCAGCACGCTCTGGATCGTCGCGGCGGTCTCGGGGTCGACCAGATAGCCGCCGTCGCCGGCCACGTTGGTCGCCATGCCCTTGGCCTCGATGACAAGGCCGCGAAGGCCGTCATCGTCGCCCGAGCGCAGATAGGCTTCGAACGCCTTCTGGTGCGGGGCTGCGTGATCGGCGGCGGCGGCAAGCGCCGGGCGCATGGAGGAGGTCTGGGGGTGGGATTTGCGGTCCAGCATCGTCAGTCGCTCTTTCTGTTGGTCAAGTCGGGTTTCAATGTCGTCGTGGAACTGTCTGATATCGCTCATGAAGCCTGCGATGGCGGTTTTCACCTCGTCGGCCGGGGACACGCCCTGAGCATGGGTCTCGGACTTGCTCATTGATCCATCCTGTTCTTGCGGGTCAGATCGCCGGTCCGCTCACGCGAAACCAGCATACGGCGCGCCTCGTGGATCGAAGCGGCCAGCTCGCGCAGGGCCTGGTCCTCGGGCGTATCGCCCTTGGTCCCGACCCGCGCACCGGGCAGCATCGGGAAGGTGACAAGCGACACTTCCCAAAGCTCCAGTTCGTGCAAGAGCCGCTGGCCCTTGTCGTTCTTGGTGGCCCGGATCGTGCGGTAGCCGATCGACAGCCCGTCGATGGCGCCCGCCGCGATCAGGGCGGCGGCCTCGCGGCCCCTGGCGACATCGGCAAGGATGCGGCCCTTGACGAACAGGCCGCGCGCGTCCTCGCGCACCGCGTCCCAGACGCCGATCGGCTGGGCCGGATCGTGCTGCCAGAGCATCCGGACCTGCCCGCCCTTCGCGGCCAGCGCCGCCAGGCTGGCGCCGTAAGCGCCGGGTTGCACCACGTCGCCGCCCCGGTCGGGGGTGCCGAAATGGCTGGCATAGCCCTCGATGGTCAGGCCGTCCGTGGTGGCGCGGGTTTCGCCCAGCGCGACGAACTTGTGTTCAAGATCAAGCTGTTGATGGGTCATGTCTGGCTGTCCTCTCATTCGTCTTCCGCCAGTTTCGGCAGGCCCAGCAGCGCGCGCTTCTCGGCGTCGGTCAGGAAATCGGCGTCCGCGACGCGCTTCCATTGCTGGTCACGTTCGCTGGCCAGCGCGGGCACCTGGTCGAGGTCGGGTTTCAGCACCAGGTCGTCGCCGGCAAAGCCCGACAGCCAATGCCCGACGGCAGCCGTGACCCTGGCCACGAAGGGCAGCACGGTCAGGCGGTAGAAGGCGCGGTTGGCTTCCTGGTAGTTCGCGTAGGTCGCCTCGCCGGTGATGCCGATCAGCATCGGCGGCACCCCGAAGGCGGTGGCAATCTCGCGCGCGGCGGCCTCCTTGGTCTTCTGGAACTCCATGTCCGAGGGCGAGAATCCCATCGGCTTCCAGTCAAGCCCGCCTTCCAGCAGCATCGGCCGTCCGGCATTGCGCGCGCCGACGTGATGCGCCTCCATCTCGTTGACCAGCCGGTCATACTGGTCGGGCGTCAGCGTGCCCTGACCGTCAGAGCCGTGATAGATGATCGCCCCCGAGGGCCGCGCGGCGTTGTCGAGCAGCGCCTTGGACCAGGCTGATGCCGAATTGTGCACATCCAGCGCGCTGGCGGCGGCCTGCATCGGCGACAGCCCGTAATGGTCGTCCTGCGGGTGGAACTGGCGGATGTGGCAGATCGGCGAGGCGCCCTCGCCCAGCGTGAAGCGGTGCTTGCGGCTGCCCACGGTGTAGTCATAGGCGACCGGCCAGCCATCGGCGCCGGGGATCAGGCTCATCCGGTCCGAGCGCAAGACGTGCAGCTCACTCGGCACTTCGCCCGGCGTTCCGACCGCTTCGAGATAGCCGTTGCCGGTCAGGAGAAGCTGGCCATAGAGCGCCTCGAACAGCTCGGCGCGGCCTTGCGCCTGGTTCGGGCGGGTGATCAGGCCCAGCATCGGGTGGGCGTCATAGCGGCGCTCGGCGTCCTGCAGCACCAGGGGAAGTGCGGCGGCGGCCTCGGCGATCAGCTTGACGGCGCGAAACCCGACCGGGTTGCCGGCAAAGCCGGTGCGAATGAGGCTCGCGGTGTCACGCGGGCTCCAGGCCACGCGGCCGGTGCCGCGATAGGCGATCACCGGCCCGGTCGCCGAGGCCTTGACCTCGTCGGGGGCTGCCTCGGCCCGCTTGAGAAAGTCGAACACCGCCATGCTGTGCGTCTCCTTCGTTCTGTGCGCCCCGCATCGGGCAATCCGCCCCCGACCGCCCAGGCAAGTCATTGCGGGCGTTCGGGAAATTTCGTTGTCGGTGAAACCCTGCCGGGCTGTGATCCGATGTAGGGCACTCTGCCAGACAGGGTTAAAGAAGCGTTTAACCCAGCGTTCGCAGGGTCGGGTTGCGGGCTTTCAGCGCCGGTTCGATCATCAGATCGGTCAGCGCCCAGACCAGCGCGTCGACCCGGTCGGGGCTGCCGGTGCCCTGGTAGCCCTTGACCGACATGCGGCACATCTGGTCTTCGAGATCGCCCAGCCCGCGCAGATGCGCGACGCGGCCCTGTTCATAGAGCGCCGCGACCGGCTCGGCGCGCACCACCTTGCCACGGGTGGCGCGCACGGCGCGAAACGGCACCATCGGGTCGATCTGGCGCAAGACGGTCTCGACCAGATCGCCGCCCTGGTTGACCTCGGCCACCACCCGGTCGGCATTGTGGCGCGCCGCCGCCGCCAGCGCCGCATGCGCCCAGTCGGTCGGCTTGGCGGCAGAGACGCTGGCATCCTCGAGCACCACGGCGCGCCAGTCCTTGGGCGGGCCGTCGGTGATCGCGCCGACCACGACGATGCCGCATTCGTCCGATCCGGCGTGGCCGGTGACCGGCGGGTCGACCGCGACGACGATTCGGCTGAAGGCGGGCGGGGTGTCGCAGCGCCCGGCCTCGAGCGACGCCGACGACCACAGCGCGCCCTCGATGTCGTCCAGCAGCACGCCGTCCAGTTCCTGGCGCCCCTGACGGGTGCCGCCATAGCGGGCATAGACCTCGTCAAGGAAGCTTTTCGCCAGATAGGCCCGATTCGCCAGCGTCGGCGCGTGGGTGGTGACGGTGGTCGGGTTGGCGAGAATCGCCTTGAGCACGCCCACGTTGCGCGGCGTGGTGGTGACGACCTGGCGCGGATGCTCGCCCAGCCGCAGGCAGAACTGCAGCATGTCCCAGGCGGCTTCGGCGCGTTTCCACTTGGCCAGTTCATCGACCCAGGCGGCGTCGAATTGCGGCCCGCGCAGGCTTTCCGGCTCATGCGCCGAAAACGCCTGCGCCACCGCGCCGTTGGACCAGACCAGACGGCGGCGGGTGGCCTCCCAGACCGGGCGCCGGTCGGGCGGCGAACAGGCGAGGATGCCGCTTTCGCCAAACACCATCACCTCGCGCACCTGGTCCAGCGTCTCGCCCACCAGCGCGACACGGGTCGAGCGGCCGGGCGCCGCCGGGGTCGATCCCTCGACCTCGGCGCGCACCCATTCGGCGCCGGCGCGGGTTTTCCCCGCGCCGCGCCCGCCCAGAATAACCCAACTTCGCCAATCACCTGCGGGCGGCAATTGATGTGGCAAGGCCCAGAAGTCGAACAGATAGGGCAGTGCCCGAAGCGCGTTGTCACTCAGCCCCGACAGGAACCTCGCCTGCGTCTCTGGCTTCGCTGAGGCAAGCCAGGCGGAGTTCAATTTCGTCGCGCGCGCGGGCGAGGTCGAGTTCGTCGCGCGCGCGGGCGAGGTCGAGCTCGATCCCCGCAGCGGGACCACCGTGTGTGCGTTCGAGGTCATGG